CCTCGATCTGCTCCCGTATCTCGGGTGGCATCCGAAGGCCGAAGGGGGCGATCTGCCGGCTCATGCGTCACCCCGCAGCGCCTTTCGGAGGAGGTAAATCATCTGGCTATTGGCGGACCGGTGGTCGCGCTCGGCCGAAGCGACGATCTGAGCTCTGAGATCTATCGGCATGCGGCAGCTGAACATGGCCATGGGGACGTCCTTGGCCGGCTTGGGGCCTCCGTACTTGCGCTTCCCGTTGTTCATGCCGCCTTCCCCAGCGAGGCGTGCTCGCTCACCAGGTCGGCATTGCCGCGCAGGATCAGGTCGGCCGGCGGCATGGCTGCGAGGTCGGCCAGCGCCTTCTGGAGGTCACGGACCAGCGCCGAGGCGTCCTCCACGTTCAAAGCCACGTAGACCTGCGGGCTCAGCTGGACGCGGATCGGGTTTCCGTGCCGGTACTCCGGCTCCAGGCGCACGACAGGCTTCAGGTCGTGGAGGTTGGTGCTCAGGTAGGCCATGGCTCAGGCCTCCAGCGGCTGCGCTGCGCGCACTGCGTCCCACACTTCGCCGGCCAGGTGAGTCCTGAGCGCAACAGCGGCCGTGTGCTTGACGCCGTAGGTGCTGGAGAGGCCCTCGCTGACGCCAGCGGCCAAGCTGGCCAGGGTGTCCAGGTTCTTCTGCAGCGCCTCGGCCAGCGAGTAGCCCTTGCTGGTCCAGACGCTCAGGCAGCCGATGAAGCTGGTCAGGTCCGCAACGCTGACGCCCATCTCGGCGGCCAATGCGGTGATCTTCTGTTCCATCTCCGTGTCTCCTTGCCCCAGCCACCGGGGCGGTGGGTGTCGTGGGGCGTTGGAGGCATGATCACACAACGTGATTCCTAAAGTCAACACGCAATGTGATGATTTTTTGCAATAGGTGCTGGAAGGCCCTGGCGGGGCCTCCCCGGTCAGCCGCGGGATTCGGTAATCAGGACGTCCGGGCTACTCGCCTTCCCGCCCGCCGGGAACAGGCAGAAGCCCACAAAGCGCAGCTCGAGGCCGAATGCATTCTTGGCGCGGAAGTTCTGCCGGACACGGTAGGAGCCGTCAGACTCGTCGACGCTAGTGGCGAGACCGAACGTGTCGAAGGAGACGGTAGACGGGTGGTTCGCGCGCTCTCGGATCGCGTCGTGGCAGGCAGCCACGGCCGCAGCGGGAACACGCGGTGCGTCGCTGGTGCTGCAGCGGTTGAGGCCCACAACCGTGGCGCCGACCAGGCCGGCGAGCGCGGCCAGCGGCCACAGCGCGGCGATGCGTCGCCAGGCCGGCGGGGCGGGCAGGGCGGGGGCTGGTCGATCTGGGATGGACGCCACAATGTCCAGCTCGGCTTCGAGCTGGCGTGCGCGCTCGACGTCTCCCGCCCGGTAAGCCTGCCGGATCTGCTCTGCCAGCTCCCGGGACCGCCTCCACGACTCCGACATGCACCACCTCTCAACCGTGACGCCTTTGCTTTCCCTGAGCATCGGCGCCGAAGGCGCTGCCGTCCACCTCGGGCCGGAGGTCGCAGTCTGCCTGGTCAGGCGATCCGACGACCGTCAGCAGCGGTCCAGGCCTGGTTTCCCTAAGCCCGCTTTCGATGAGCCTTACGAGACGTTCCACCATCGCTTTGTCCAGCACTGACTTCCCCCCTGTGGTCGCGTTGGAGTCGTTCGGCCACCTTCTGGCCGAAGTCGATCACCTGCGCGGTGCTGAGGGTCTCAGGCATGGCGCATCGCAAGGTGTACGCGTAGAGCGTCACGTCCGGATGCGTCTCGGGGTCGTAGGACCAGCCATGGTTCCTAGCGACCTGGCGCAGCGCCGCGATCGACTCCGACAGTTTCACCGGGTCGAATCCCACGGAGTGAGACGCCGGCGGAGGCTCGCCAAACAGCTCCCCGACGCTGACGCCCAAGGCCTTCGCGATGAGGGGGACCTCCGACACACGAGGCTCTCGCGCCGACTTGGCTGTCGATTCGTAGTTCGCGATGCGGCTCTGCCCGGACCAACCGCAGCGGAGCGCGAGCTCCTCCTGGGTCAGGCCGGCAGCCATGCGGTAGCGCTTCAGGTTCTGGGCGAAGGACATACGCCCATTGTTCACGCGCCGTGATGCGGGTCTAACACGCGACGTGTTGACTACCGGATCACGTAGTGTGATTATCGAGCCATGGACGCACTCACTCTCGTGATCGAAAAGGCAGGCGGGGTCGGGAAGCTGGCCGCCGCCATCGGTGTTCGGCAGAACGTCGTGAGCAACTGGAAGGCCCGGGGCCAAGTCCCCGCGAACCAGTGCGCCGCGGTCGCCGCAGCCTCCCAGGGCGCGGTCACCGTCCACGACCTCCGGCCCGACGTGTTCGGCCCTCAGCCCGGGGGCCATCCGGACCGCCAGGCCGCCTGAGCCATGAGCACCAACTTCTCCAGCTGACCAATCCATTCGGGCCGTTCCTTCGGGGGCGGCCCTTTATTGGGCCAAACGGCCCTTGCAAAAGGTAGTTAACCGATGCAAACGACCGCCAACCAAGGGGAATTGAGGCTCGCCTTCGGCGTGCACAATGCCCCCAAGGATGCCCCGGCGCAGGTTGTTCGCCTCTGCGAAACCGAAGCCCAGGCCCTAGCCGTCGCCATCCGCGCCGGCTCCCACAAGCTGGCCTATATCGCCGCCTGCGTGGGCAAGTCCATCCCCTACGTCTCGCAGCTCCAGAACGGCCGCCGGCCCATCCCCGAGCGCCTGGTCGGCCCGCTGTGCGCCGCCACCGGATCAAACCTGCTGCGGCAGGTGCGAGACCTGAGCCGCGCGCTGGAAGCCCCAGACGAGATCGCGGTTCTGGTCCAGAAGCTGAGGGCAGCAGCATGAGCAGCTCGATCCAGTTTCCGAGCGACGCCACCGAGCGCGCCCTGATCGCCGTGCTGGCCAACTGGCACATCGCCGGCTGCCTGCAGGAACTGCGGAGGGCAGGGTGATGGCGGACGCCGACACGAAGCAGGTCCGAGGGCGCTACCGGAAGGTCGAGGTGCGCACCTGGGGCGACGAGAAGTTCCGGGCGCTGACGCCCATGCAGCCGAGCGGGCAGGGCCTGTGGCTGTTCCTGATCACCGGGCCCCATACCGGGCCCATCCCTGGCCTGTTCCGCGCCGGCCGGGCCGCGATGGCGGAGGAGCTGGGGTGGGAAGTGGAAGCCTTCGACGAAGCCTTCCGGGAAGTCTTTCGGCAAGGCATGGCGAAAGCCGACTTCAAGGCCCGGGTTGTGTGGATCCCCAACGCCATCAAGCACAACCGTCCTGAGTCCCCGAACGTGGTCCGCAGCTGGGCCGCTGAGTTCGACCTGATCCCCGAATGCGCCCTCAAGTGGGAGGCGCTGGAGGCCCTGAGAGCCAGTGTTTATGCGGTCGGAGAGTCTTTCGCCAAGGCTTTCGATGAGGCTTTCGGAAAGGCTTCCGGTAAGCCTTCCCCGAAGGCTATGCCTAATCAGGAGCAGGAACAGGAGCAGGAACAGGAGCAGGAAGAACAGCAATCCTCCCTACGGTCGGATTCGCAGTCGCCGCCCGAAAGCGCCCCTGACGACGAAGACCTGCTGGGCAGGGGCGGCAACGTGCACCAGCACCCTGCTGACCGGGTGACCTCGCTGGTCCTGGCTGCCTACCACGACCTGCTGCCGAGCTGCCAGCAGGTCGCCGTGCTGAACCCCAAGCGCCGGCGCAGGATCCAGCTGGCGGACAAGCTGGCCCGGCAGGTCTGCAAGGCCCAGGGCTGGGTCTACGACGGCGAAGCCTTCTGGCGGGCCTACTTCGCCCAGTGCGCCCAGGATCCATGGCTGCGCGGCGATGTGGCCAATCCGCGCAATCCCCGGTGGAAGCAGAACTTGGACGTGCTGCTGGCTGAGGACCGCTTCGCCGAGATCATGGACCGTGCAGTGGCGCGGATGGGAGCGGCCGCATGAGCCGGTCCGAGTTCGACGCCGAGAGCGCGGTACTGCGCTGCGTGATGGACGATCCGCAGGCGTATTGGCAGATCGCCGACCTGGTCGCCGAGGAGGATTTCCAGCGGCCGGAGACCCGCGCGGTCTGGCGCGTCGCGGTGGAGCTGATCAAGGCCGGGCAGCCGGCGGACGCGGTGACCATCGGCGAGTTCCGGGCGCAGCTGGCTGAAGTGGCGCTGGAGATCCAGACGCAGACGCCGGCCTCCGTGCGGAACGTCCGGGCCTACGCGGGCCTGCTGGGCCGTCGCGGCTTGGAGCGCAAGGTCCGCACCGTGGGCCAGCGCATCGCGTCCCTGTCGGGCGAGGACGTGCTGGGCGAGGCGCAGCGTCTGCTGGCAACCTGCGCGCCGCGTGGCGGTGCCACCGTGCAGACCCTGGGCCACTTCGCCGAGCAGTCGATGGCGGCCCTGGTGGAGCGGGCCGAGAGCACCGCGGACACCATCGGCGTTCCCACCGGGTTCGAGGAGCTGGACGCGATGACCGGCGGCTGGCAGCCGACGGACCTGATCGTCCTGGCGGCCCGTCCATCCGTGGGCAAAACGGCGTTCGCGCTGCAGTCGACGCTGCACGCGGCAGGGCGGGGCCACCCCGCGATGTTCGTCTCGCTGGAGATGAACGGCCGGCAGCTGGCAGACCGTGCGCTGGCCCACCTGGGCGGGGTGAACTCGCTGCACATCCGCGACCCGCGCCGGCGCATGGGCGACGACGACTGGGGATCGCTGGGGCAGGCGAAAGCCCGGGCCAACCAGCTGCCGGTGCACATCGACGAGAGCGCGGCGGCAACCGTGGACGCCATCGCCGCCCGGGTCCGGCAGAAGAATGCCGAGGTGCGGCTGGGCCTGGTGGTGATCGACTACCTGACGTACATCCGACCGCCGAAGGCGGAGACGCAGGCCGAGGCGATCCAGGAGATCACCCGCGCGCTGAAGGCGCTGGCGAAGGAGCTGCAGATCCCCGTGCTGCTGCTGGCCCAGCTCAACCGCGATGGCGACGGCGAGCCGGAGATGGTGCACCTGCGCGGCTCCGGCGCGATCGAGCAGGACGCGGACGTGGTGATGTTCCTGCACCGTCCGAACCCTGCAGACCGGGACTACATCAAGGCCAAGATCGCCAAGCAGCGCAACGGCCCACTGGGCGAGTTCTACCTGCGCGCCGACATGGCTCGGATGCGCTTTCACCCGGCGGAGGAGGTGCGCCCTGTGGCCACGCCTCGCGCCCCGTCCTTCGAGAGCCTGGGCCGCGGGCGCCGCGCGCGTGCCGTGGCCGGAGACGACGCATGACGACGGCCCTCAAGAAGGCGAAGCGCAAGCTGCGCGACCGGGACGTCCGCTTCACGGTGGCGCGCATGGTGGATCCCGACACCGGCGAGATGGTTGGCTGCCTGCGCCCGAGCCATCCGGTAGACGTCCGCAGCATGCGCGAGCGGAAGTTCCACGTTGGCAAGCAGCTGCGCGCCACGCTGCGCCAAGACCGGAATCCCAAGTTCTACCGCAAGGCCCACGTCCTGGCCGGCTGGCTGGCGGACAACGTCGAGGCCTTCGCTGGCCTGTCCC